GCCCTTACGGCTTCTTGTTCCCGCGAGTAGCTGTAAGGGCCAGGGTAAGAGGCCCGTCCAGATCGCTCATATGAGAAACCCGGATACCGCCAACGGCCATCCCGCCCCACGTAACCGTAGGGTCTTTAAACAGGGTCACGGATCGCCCGACGTACTTGCTGGCATCCGGACCCCACGCAGCGACCAGAACGCGAGCCATGCTCTTACATGGCTTCCATGGCTTCCCATCATCACCACGATATGAAACAGTGATAGGTTGCTCACCGCCGGGGTTAATGGCGACTTTCGTTATCTCGATATTCATTGGACCAGCCTGAAGGGAATCAGCGTTTAGCTGGTCGCTCTTCGGCTGGATTACCGTTGTCATGTCATTCATTTTTCACTCTCCAGTTCCAAGAAACATTTCCTGCTCAACTTTCCGTTCGGTCGGGATCAGTCGCGCATCCGATTTCAATCGGTCTTCATACAGAGACACTCGCTCGACCACCTTCTGCTCAAACAGAGCCGACGCTTCCGAGATTGCGTCTTGCATCTTTTGGATAGGTTCCTGACGAATCGTCACCATAGGAAGCCCGCCAGAATATGAGACAAAGTCGATCCATTTACGCTTGGTCACGTACAGCCCCATCTGAAGCTGAAGCACGAACTCCTCCGGAACCTCCATGTCCGTGATCGTCTGGATTTGGTATTTCTGGATTCGCGACTTGCACTCGATTAACCCTTCTTTTCCGACAAGGCCGTCTGGGGAATAACCGATGACAAATCCTGGCGCGTCCGTCGTGATGAAGCCGACTTCATCCACTTCGGCGTATTTCTGCGAGTAGAGGATTCGGGCGTCCACCTCATCAGCTTTGCCGCGGAGCATATGCTCCCCGATATATGTCGGCTCGACGTATCCAGAGATGCGCTGTGCCGCCAGTTCGAACACGTGAGCGCGCACCTTGTCGTTATCTGCAATCTTTAGCGTAGGCGTCAGGATCAGTTTTGTTTCCGACGCTGTAAGCCTGCCGCACCTTAATGCTTTCCACTCGTCGCTGCCTTGTTCGACATCCTCGTGGTAGGTGATAGTCATTTTTTCCGGCCCACCAAGGCTTCAAACTGTTTGATCGTCGTGTCTGAAAGCTTGTGAACTTCGCCGTTGATGTCTCTCAAAAGGACAAACGTCCCGTCGAAAGACGGGTAAGCGTAAACAATGTGGGCGATGTTAATGACCGAGGGTCGGTCTTTTGTCTGGGCATTAAGCCACATGGAAAATCCTCCTTGCCTTGTCGCATTACCCTATGTAATCTTAGCCCGACACGCAAGAGGGATTTTTAGATGACTTTTTCGGACTGGATCGACCGCAAAACCCCGCAGACACTACATAATGTGCTCGGCGTAGAGATAGGCGCTATTAGGGTGTGGCGTCACCGTCGTATGATTCCGCGTAATATTTGGCCGGAGATCATGAGAGAGTTCCCGGAAGTGGGAATTCGCGACCTTACGGATATGGAGGCTGCTGCACGGCCCCGCGTGGAGCAGTGAGCCTTCGCTACCCGTGGTGGGCTCGGCTGTATCAACTTCAGCGCCGCAGTTTCCCCGGCGTGCCATTTGAAAGAACAGCAGGGGCTCTCGCCACAGCCGACTGGTTCACGGAGAACCACGCAGAATACGCGGAAAAACACGGCTGGCAACCCGCGCACATTATGAAGCCCCAAACAGGTCTGGCGTGGCGGTGGTGGGCGTGTGAATACCCGTCGATCCGGATTCGCGGCGAACTCCTTACTGCCGCTATCGGGGCTTTCAACTTTGTCTATCGGCGCGAGAAGTGCGGGAACGTCACTCCTCTTCTGGGTATCGAGGCCCAAGGCGCGCTGGTGGAATTCAATCTCAAGAGCGGACGCGAATGACCCCTGTTATCCACAATGCGTCCGAGGTCACTGAAGACCGCGCCGCCGAATATTTTGCCCAGATTTACAAAGACCGTCTGGCCTACTGCCACAGCGCAGGGTCATGGTATGAGTACGATGGCTCTATCTGGCGTCAGCACAAAACGCCGCTGGCCTTCCACTACGCCCGCGAACTCATGCGTGACTTGTCGCGGAATCTCGCGTCGCCGGGTCAGTTTCAAAAAACCCGCTTCGCGCTGGGCGTCGAGAAGTTCGCCCAGGCCGATCCTGTCTTTAGCCGCACATCCGAACACTGGAACCCCGACCCTTTCCTTTTGGGAACTCCAGCGGGCACCGTAGACCTGAAAACGGGGCGTCTTCGGTCTGCGATACCTTCAGACAAAATCAACCGGTCAACAGCGACTCCGCCCTCCAACATGGGCTGTCCAAAATGGCTGTCCTTCCTGCACGGAGCAACCGGCGGCGATCATGAGCTTGTGCGATTCCTTCAGCAGATCGCCGGATATTCCCTCACAGGCCTGACGACAGAACACGCCCTGTTTTTCATCTACGGGGGGGGCGGGAATGGAAAGTCGGTGTTCATCGACACACTGACCCGGATCGCTGGAGAATACGCCCAGACAGCCGCAATGACGACTTTCGAGCGGCAGGATAACAGTTCTATCCCGGCTGACCTGGCCATGCTGGACGGCGCTCGACTGGTCACTGCCTCAGAGACCGAGGAAGGCAGGCCGTGGGCCGAAGCCCGAATCAAACAGATGACAGGCGGCGACCCCATCACAGCCAGGTTCATGCGCCAGAACTTCTTCACCTTCACGCCACGGTTTAAACTGGTCATCGTCGGCAATCACAAGCCTGTCCTGAAGTCTGTCGATGACGCCATGAAGCGCCGCTTCAACATCATTCCCTTTACGATCAAGCCCCAGAAACCCGACAAGGAACTCTCCAAAAAACTGGAGGCGGAGTACCCTGGAATCCTTCAGTGGGCCATTGAGGGCTGTCTGGACTGGCAGAAAAACGGCCTCATCAGGCCAAAGTCCGTCACCATCGCCACCAACAAATATTTTGCCGAACAGAACGTCCTGCAACAGTGGATGGACCAGTTCTGCGAGGTCGATCTGGACAACTCCTACCTCTTCGAACCGGCCAAGAGCCTGTTCGCCAGCTACGCTAAATTCCTGAACGACTACGGCGAAAACAAAACCACCATGAAGGCCTTTTCTCAGGCCCTTCAGAGGGAAGGTTTCGTTAACGACCGCTCGAAACACGGGGTTTATTACCGCCATATTCGACTTAAAACGGCGGTAGATGAAAATGACTGATTTATCGACAAGCGATAAAAAATGTAGGGTTTGCCTACACTGGTGTAGGGTAAAAATCGCAATCCTACACCGTGTTTCGCCTTATGAAACAGCGTGTTACGAGGCGGTGTAGGATAGTGTATGTTTCCCCCAGTTCCTCCCACATGCGCGCTTAGTGTGTTACCGGAACAACCGTACACCATCCTGCACCCTACACCCGACCTCAAACCCCTTGCCAACCCCTCCCCTTCCGTGGAACTCTCCCCAACCTCAACCGTTCACCAACCAACCCACATCCGGGCCGGGGAATATTCCGATGACCGATAAGTCCAAGACCGAGAAAGCCGCCGACAAGGAAACCAAGGCTCGCGAGGATCGCGAGTCGAAGCGCATCTCGCCAGATCATCCGCTTGGGACCGTTACGCATGTCGAGGAAGATTTCTACGACAAGCAACGCAAGGCCGATCCCGATGGCCTGACCGCCACTGAGCGCAATCAACGTCAGATGGGCGCGCCTGGCGCTCTGGATCAGACCGCGCCCGATGGCGAGAAGATCGGTGCTGATGAGGATGAAGCTCACAGCGTCCGAGGCACGGAACAAAGCTCGTGACCCTGATCCTCGTCGCCGCAATCATCTTCACCGTGGGGACCGTTCTCGTCGTTCTTGAGCGGCCTGGACTGTCTCGCGCGGGGTTCGCTCTCGAATGTGTGGGCGCGGTGATTGCAACCGTGTCGCTGCTGTTGTAGCGTGACCTTCAAAGTCCCTGAGCACAGGGCCGCGCTTGGGTTGATCGCCAAGCCGTCCACCTCACGCCTCTAAACTATGCGCATTTGGGGTGGCCCTATTGAATTGGTTGGGAACAGCGGAAACGCCGAGTGAGATCGGTTTCTGACAGTGACGTATCTCACCGCTGGTCAGAGATAAGTACCATCCATCGGATCGAGCAGAAGCACCGAAAGGGGACGCGCTGGCAATCCGAGAACCTTACGAACGCCCTGCCTCTTGACGGAGGTGGGGCGTTTTCGTATTTACGGAAATAACTGGAGAGCGCGACTTCGTGCAGACCAAACGCACACCCGAAATGGTCAAGGACATCCTTGCTCGCATGAGCAACGGAGAGACGCTTACGAGCGCTTGCAAACTTCATGACATCACAACTTCGGCTTGGCGCACTTGGTGCCGCGACGACGCGGATTTAGACATCGCGCACGCGCACGCGAGGGACGAAGGGTTCGACAAGATCGCGGAGGACTGTCTGGCGATTGCTGACGAAACTGCGTTCGATACGAAGATCGGCAAGGACGGCGCGACATCGGCTGATAGCGAGTGGATCAGCCGGTCAAAACTTCGCGTCGAAACGCGCCTGAAACTCCTCGCCAAGTGGGACCCGAAGCGCTACGGGGACAAGGTCCAGCAGGAGATCACAGGCGCTGACGGCGGACCACTTGTCGTTTTGAGCGGCGTGCCTCGTGCCAACGGTTAGTTTCGGCTATCAACCACGAGAACAATTTATCCCGTTTCATATGCGGACGCAGCGCTGGGCCGCGCTTGTGTTCCACCGTCGAGCCGGGAAGACCGTGGCGACGGTTGCTGACCTGATAGACAATACGCTTCGTTGCCCCCTCCCAAACGCTAGGGGAGCCTATGTGGCTCCGACCTACGTTCAGTCTAAGGACGTGGCGTGGGAGTACGCCAAGCGTTTCAGCGCCAGTATTCCTGGCGTTTCGTTCAACGAATCGGAATTGCGGATCGACTACCCAAACGGGGCGCGGGTTAGGTTGTACGGAGCCGACAACGCCGACCGGATGCGCGGCTTGTATTTTGACCACATGGTTCTGGACGAGTACGCGGATATGAACCCGGCGGCATGGAATGAGGTACTTCGTCCTGCCTTGGCTGACCGCAAGGGTTCTGCGGTGTTCATCGGCACACCCAAGGGCCGCAATGCCTTTTACGACGTGTGCGAGCGCGCTAAGGCCGATCCGGCATGGTACTTTCTAAAGATGGGAGCACAGGATACCGGGATCATCGACGCGGCTGAACTTGCCGACGCGCGCGCCTCCATGACTGAAGAGCAATATGCTACGGAGTTCGGTTGTTCGTTCGACAGCGCCGTCATCGGTTCATACTACGGCCAGGACATCGAGCTTGCGAACGAACAACGGCGCATCGGTTCCGTGCCGCACGATCCAGCGATCCCGGTTAAGACCTATTGGGATTTGGGTCTGGACGATGCGACCGCGATCTGGTTCGTTCAGGAGTTGGGCAAAGAGATTCGCCTGATCGAATATCAGGAGTGGACGCAGACGCCGCTAACGAAGATCGCCAGCGAGGTCATGGGCAAGGGATACACCTACGCAGACCACATCCTCCCGCACGATGTCAGGGTTCGTGAGATGACAACGGGCCGGTCGCGGGAGGAGGTTTTGCGGTCTCTGCTGGGCAAACTGAGTGTTGCGCCCATGCTTGGCGTTGAAGATGGCATCAACGCGACACGCGTGCTATTCTCGCGGTTCTGGTTTGACTCGGTGAAGTGCGAAGCGGGCCTTGAGGCCCTTCGTAACTACGCCAAGAAGTGGGACGATAAGCGCAAGGTGTTCGAGGCGAGACCGAATCACAACTGGTCTTCCCACGGGTCCGACGCGCTCCGCATGCTTGGTGTGAGTTACCGCGAGAAGCTACAGGCGAACGTGCGCGATCCTTACGCGCCGTCGAAGCGCAGAACATCTGGATGGGCGGCATGAATGAAATCGTTAAGCGGAAGCCTGGGCGACCGCCGAAGGTGCGTGTTGAACAGCCGGTCAGTACGCCTGACGATGCGCCGGTTTATGAAGCGCCTGCCTCAGAGTTCGGGGATGCTGTCGGAACTGGTGAAGATCAGGTGGTTGAGCCTGAAGCGCCCCTGACCCTTCCTCAATCCATCGCCCTCGACCGTGATCACGACGGCAACCCCGGCGGCTCGTGGCCCCAAGCCAGCCTAACGGAGAACGAAACGCGAGGCATGATTGCGGAGTTCTTCGACGCCTACGAAAGCCAGGTCGAGAACAAGCGCGTTGATACGTTCAACCGCGTTTGGTCGTTCCGACATGAAGCCGTCCACTCGCAAGATACGATGGTCCTCAGTGTCAAGCGCGGCCCTGTGGTAGCCGAGCGGCATGTGCCTGCGTCCATGGCGCGGTTTACCGATGTCGGGGCGTTGCTGGCTGAGTTGGATCAGGAGACGGGGCGATGACAGACCCCATCGCAGCCGCCGCTATCGACAGCAAGGCGCACTCCATCGCCAACCAACTTCGTGCGTGGTGCTATACGGTGCTGTGGGTCGAATCGACGGACGACCAGATCGTCATCTGCTTCGACTTTATGGACAACGCCGAAATGCCGTGGCAACGCGCCTTCGCCATTGACGCTGTCCACGCCTCGCCTCAACAGTTCGTAGCCGCGATCAACGACTGGAAAAAGGACATCAAGGCGCGTATTGCATCCAGCGATGTCAGCCCCACGGTTCACGCGGTGATCATGCACTATGGCGCAAAGCGTCTGCATGATATGCTGATTGAACGGCAGGGGGCTTATACCTAGTGACTGACATCCCGATCTCATCTCAGGGTCCGCGTTTCGACGACGACTCCGACGCGCTGCAAAAACGTCTGGACCAGTACGACGCCGAACTGTCGCACTATGCGAAGTGGGAGACCGAGAGCCGGGAATCCTACGCTTTCGTGGCCGGTCGTCAGTGGGACCCGAAAGACATCGACCTGATGCAGGAAAGCAACCGCATCCCGGTCACGTTCAATCGCATCGAGACGACGATTGACGCGGTTTCCGGCGCTGAGATCATGGGCCGTCAGGAAGTCACCTACCTGCCACGTACGGTCGAGGATTCGGGCGTTACGGACGTGCTTAGTCAGGGCGCGCAATACGTGCGCCAGAACTGCGACGCCGAGGACGAGGAGTCCGACGCGTTCCGGGATTGCCTGATCTGCGGCGTAGGCTGGACGCAGACGCGCCCTGACTACAGCGTTGAGGAAGATGGCGAGATCGTTATCGAGCGCGTCGATCCGCTGGAAATCCTGGCTGACCCGACATCGTCCAAGGCGAACTATGCCGACATGCGGTTTCTGCGCCGTAAGAAGCGCATGAGCCGTGATGCGGTCGAGGCGCTGTTTGGCGATGACGACTATCAGGCATTCGGCGGTGAGGAAGACGAGGGCGCACAAGACCCCATCATTGACAACCCGCGTGATCAGTACGCCGTGGGTGATGTGGTCGAAGCGAGCGACGATCTGATCGTCTGTGAGTATCAGTGGTTTGAAGAAACGCCCTACCATCGCGTGTCGATGGCCGAAGGGACGCTGGAGCTTGATGAGGAGGGTCTGGAGGCTGCGGCGGTCGATGACCCGACGATCTATGATCGCGCTGTACGTCAGACGCGTCGTGTGTACCGCCGTGCGTTCCGCGTATCCGGCCAGATCAAGGCCCCGCAGGACATCAAGGTCAACGCCTTCACCTACTGCGCCATAACGGGCAAGCGTGACCGGAACGAGAAGGTCTATTACGGCCTGGTCCGACCGATGAAAGACCCGCAGCGGTATTCGAACAAGTTCCGCTCGTCCATGATCGACCAGTACGTCAAGAGCGCCAAAGGCGGCGTTATGGCCGAAGAAGGGGCCGTGGATGATGTCCGCGCCTTTGAGGAATCGTGGGCCAAGAACGACGCCATTACGTGGGTCCCGCCGGGCACGCTCAGCAACGCTTCCGGCTCCAAGATTGAGCAAAAGCCTGTCTCGATGATGTCGCCTGCGTTGCCTGCCATGATCGCAGACAGCGACAACGCGATCCGCGACGTGACGGGCGTCAACCTCGAAATCCTTGGCATGGCGGATCGTCAGCAGGCCGGGGTTCTGGAGCACCAGCGCAAACAGGCCGCCTATGGCATCCTGTCGGCCTTCTTCAACTCGGCGCGGCGCTATCGCAAGATTCAGGGCCGGTTGCTGCTGACCGAGATGCGCGAGTATCTTCCCGAGGACATGCTGTACCGGATCGTGGGTGAAGACGGTCAGGGTAAGTACGTGCCTATGGCCTATCTGCCGGACACGGTGAAATATGACGTGATCGTGGACGAAGCCCCGACCAGCCCGAACCAGAAGGAACGCGTGTTTGCGATCCTGTCGCAGTTCCAGGGCATGCTCTCGGAAGCCTCGCCGGAAATCCTGTCGGAACTGGTTCGCTACTCGCCATTGCCCGCCGCAGTGAGCGAGAAACTGGCCAAGCTGATCAGTCCGCCGCCTTCGCCGCCTGATCCTGCGCAGGTTGCGCAGCAAGCGCTTATGGTCGAGGGAGCCAAGCAGGAGGTTCGCAAGACCGCTGCTGACGCTGGTAATAAGGAAGCGGATACAGCCCTGAAACAGGCCGAGACGCAGAAGACGGGCATGGAAGCCGCGCGCGATCTGACGGAGACGTTGCGTAACGAGGCCGAGGCCGAACTGATGAACACTGTCGCCAATATCGGCGGGCAAGCTGGAGTGAGTGGACAATGAGCGAAACTTTCGATGCGTCGCAAACCGCCGACGACACCACCGATGATGTCAACGCCGAGTATGAAGCCGCTCGGGAAGCTGAAGAGGGCGACAGCGGAACTCAGATCGAAGGAGAAGAGGGCGCGACAGACGACCCCGACGCCGCATCCGAGAAAGCCGAACTAAGCGACGTTGACAAGGTCAAGGCCAGCCTCAAGGAGCGTGCAAACGCGGCCCGTAGAGAGCGCCAGAGGGCAAACGACGCGGAAGCCAAGGCCGCTGCCCTAGAGGCCCGTCTGGCGGCTCTGGAGGGCAAGAAAACCGATGACCCGTTCGCCGCCTTGCGTGATGACGACGCTGATCCGATTGGCGATTTGGACGCGATCAAGAAAATCCTGCGTGGCGAAGCGGAATCACGCACGAAAACTCAGGCCGAACAGCAGGCCGCGCAACAGCAACAACGCAATGTTCAGGCGCTTTCGACCTGGGCTGCCGAACACGAGGCCGATCTGCGCCTTGAGCATCCCGATTACGACAAGGCCGCCGAGTATGTGCGCGAGTCCCGGCTAAAGGAGCTTGAGCAGATTCACGGCTCCAAGCCGGAGGCTGAAAAGGCTCTGTTCAACGAACTTCTGGGCGTCGTTGCGAAGTGTCGTGCCGATAATCGCGATCCGGCAGAGGTTATTTACAATCTCGCCCATACTCGCGGGTATAAAAACACCGTAGCGATTGACAATGCGGCAGAAAAGTTGCAGGTAGTGAAGAGAGGCCAGACGGCTTCGCGCACACTCAGCGGCGGCAAGGCGGATTCTTCCGAACTGACCATCGAGAGCATTAACCGGATGCCTTCCGATCAGCGGTACGCCGCTTATCAGAAACTCCGGGCTCAGGAGCAGGCGCGCGAGGCACGAGGCTAACGCGGACGGGTCACGACACGACCCAGACTGACGGCCAGTATAGCCGCCTCGGAGGTCCCCACGTGACGGGGTGCACGACTAGCATCCCCTCACATGGAGGCCCATCATGGCCCTGACGAATTACGGCGTGAACGCTCCAGAGGCTGTAAAGCTCTGGTCTGACGTTCTTTCCCGCGAAGCCCTGAAGGCGACGTGGTTCAACAAGTTCATCGGTAAGGACAGCGACTCGCTGATCCAGGAAAAGACCGACTTCAAGAAGTCCGCTGGTGATCGTCTGACGATGATCCTGCGGATGCAGCTGATCGGCGACGGCGTCCTTGGCGACGGCACGCTGGAAGGCAACGAAGAAAAGCTGTCCACCTACACCGACAACCTTCTGATCGACCAACTGCGCCATGCGGTTCGTTCGGGCGGCAAGATGTCGGATCAGCGCATCCCGTTCTCGGTTCGTGACGAAGCGAAAGACGGCCTGCGTGACTGGATCGCCGGTCGCCTCGACACCGCCTTCTTCAACCAACTGTGCGGCTTCACGGCTCAAACCGATCTGCGCTATACCGGCAACAACGCCGTTCTGGCTCCGACCGTGGTTTACCGCCCGAACGGTCGCGCCAATGACCAATCGCTGGTCGCTGGCGACGAGTTCACTCTGGCCTCGATTGACCGGGCCGTGGCTGCTGCGAAGCAAGCCACTCCGGTCATGCGTCCGCTGAAGATCAACGGCGCTGATCATTACGTGATGTTCCTTCACGTCGATCAGGTCGCCCAACTGCGGACCAACACCGCGACTGGGCAATGGCTGGACATCCAGAAGGCCGCGACCACGGGCGACGGCTCCAAGAACAACCCCATCTTCACCGGGGCTCTGGGTATGTACAACGGCGTCATCCTGCATGAGTCCGTTCGCATCACCAATGGCGTCAACTCGGCGACCGGCGCTGTCGTTCCCAACGCCCGTCGTGCTGTCCTTGCTGGCGCTCAGGCGCTGGTCATGGGCTTTGGTCGTGGCAACTCGACCTCGCAAAGCTCGTGGGATTGGGTTGAGAAGCTGTTCGACTATGAAAACCAACTCGGCGTCGCGGCTGGGGCGATCTACGGCATGAAGGCCACCCGTTACAACGGTGCGGACTTCTCCAAGATCGGCATCCACACCTACACGCCTGCCACCACGCTGGGAGCCTAAGACCATGGCCGTAACTGCTCGTCAGAACGAACATCAGGTCGTTCATTACATCCGCATCAACTTCGCCTGGAACACCACCTCGGCGTCTGCGATTCAGGTGTCCCTCGGCTCGGCCATCCCGGCCAACGCCATCGTCACCCGCACCTTCGTTTCGGTCCAGACCGCCTTCAACGGCACGACTGGCACTCTGGACGTGGGTACGGCGGCGGCTCCGACCGCTCTGGTCTCCGCTCAGTCGGTTCAGGCCGTTGGCGGGGCTGCTGTGCTTCCGGCCACTCTGGGCGGCCTTCTGTCCAGTTCCGCTGATCTGGAACTGTTCATCCGCTACAACTACACCGGCACGCCTTCCGCTGGCGTGGGCTCGGTCGTGGTTGAGTACGTGCCTAACATCTAACGTCCGAAGGGGCTGGCTAACGCTGGCCCCTTCACTTCCCCGGTGATTCATGAACCTCGGTAATCTGCGCGACCGCATCATCCGGGAAGTGAACCGGGACGAACTGACAGACCCGGTTGGGGATGACCGTGTCGCCGCCAACTCCGAGACGCTTGATCTCGTGATCGCGCAAGCCATCGAATATTACGCGGACAGCCGGTTTTCGTTTAACGAGTCGATTGTCCCGACCTTCACCAACGGCGAGTTTCTGACCCTCCCGACAGGGATGCGGAAGATTGACGCGATTATCGTTAACGACGGCACACGCTACGGCCTCAGGGTCCGCGATTACGTCTCTATCCAGACCTGGCAGCAGAACAGCAACATCTACGGTCGCCCGACTGATTACGCCGTGTCCGCCGGTTCGATCCGGTTTTTCCCGTTCCCGCGTCCTGACATCGCCGTCACCATCATGGGCGTTTTGGATCAACAAGCGCTAGACTACACGAGCGACGAATCGCAGAACGCGTGGACGAACGAGGGGCAAGACCTGATCGTTGCGCGTACGAAAATGCTGTTGTTTCGGGACTATTTCCGTGATGTCGATCAGGCTGCGATTGCAGCAGGCGCAGAGCAGCAAGCGCTAACGAAACTACGTGGATACGCGGCCCAGATGCTGGGAACCGGCAGGATTCGTGGCGCATGGTAACCTTCGTCACGCCCCCTAATGCACCGCAATATCATCTGGACCTTGTGTTGCAGTTGAACCGCGAGCTTGCAGACTACGGCACGGTTCGCGTGTTCGACAGTGCTGCGCTGCCTGACGCGGCGCGTAACCGTATGCAGACCGTGTACGCCTCCGACCTCGGGACTTTGGTCCTTAGTGATGGTACAGATTGGCGTCCGGTCACTTTGGGGACGCCAATCTGATGCCAAGCACATACACCGCCCGCGCCCGTCTGGAGCTTCAGGCCGCTGGGGAGAATCTCTCCGTTTGGGGTGATCCCAAACTTAACAACGACTTCAAGCGCGTTGACTATGCAGTCAAGGGGCTGGCGTCGTTCGCCCTGTCAGGATCGATCTCCCTGACCACGTCGAACACCTCGACCGATCCGGCGCAATATCAGGCGATTGCGGCTGTCCTGAACGTCACTGGCGGCACGGGCGGCACGATCACGGTTCCGGGCGTCGAAGGCACGTGGCTGGTGCGCAACGGCGCGTCTGGCCCTGTCTCCGTTACGACCGGGTCCGGCGCTACGGCGATTATCGCCTCTGGCGACACCGCGTCCGTCCTGTGCGACGCGACGAACGTCTATCGCGAGAAGCAAACAGACATTGCGAACCAGCGACTGACGAATGTGGGCGCGCCGGTTGCATCCACAGACGCCGCCACCAAGGCCTATGCGGACGGGCTGGCGTTTTCGTCCTCTCTCCCGAACCAGTCCGGGAACGCCGGTAAATATCTCAGCACGGATGGATCAAACGCATCGTGGCAAACGGTGCTTCCGGCGTTTTCTGGAACCACTAACTACACCTTGATCTCTAACGGGTCTCAGGCCGTGTGGACATCTCCGGCAAACGCCCGGATTGCATTGGGACTTGGCGGGGCGGCGGTTCTCAGTGTTGGCACTTCTGGCGGTACGGTCGCAGCAGGGGACGATTCCCGAATCACGGGGGCGATGCCTAAAACCGGAGGAGCGTTCTCCGGCAACTTCAGCCGGGACAGTCAATACATCTGGTCGCTGTCCAGCGGCAATCCGCTGGAGAACTGGGACCCCAACGATTACGTCTACTACGACCGCGCTACGGATCGCCGCATCGTCGTCATTGCTGGGACTGCGCGGTTCGTGGTGGACAATCAGGGGGCGACGGTTCCGGGTCGTTTCGACGCCACGACGCTGACGGCCAATGGGCAGGAGGTCTATACCCCTCAGAACATCACATATGGCACGGCTGCTCCGGGCGTGTTACCGGTCAACGCCATCTACCTGCGTCACGCCTGATGTCTGTTGTTCTCGGCTCGACCGGCGGAAACAAGGACGTGACCTCGATCACGCTCGGCTCGACCGGCGGGAACAAGACCGTGCTGGAGGGCTATGTCGGCACCACGGGCGGCAACAAGCTGTTCTTCAGTGCCCTGTCAGCCTCGGCCTCGCCCACGTCCGTCTCTGGCTCGGGCAATACCAACGCGATCACCAGCACCGCCAGCACGGCGACACCAACAGGCGGGATTGGTCCGTTCACCTATGCGTGGTCGAACGTCGGGGGCGATGCGGCTGTGGTCGCGGTCAGCCCCTCCTCAGCATCCTCGACCTTTCGCAAGAACCCCATGATGCCGGGAGACTCGACCTCCGCGACCTTCAACTGCCTCGTCACGGACACGGGGACGGGTTTTTCGGTCACGACGAATAACGTCTCTGTCAGCCTGGATCGTCTGCCGTGATCCCGCTTCTGATCCCGCCGGGGCTGGTTGCCGACGATACGAGTTTCGCGGCAAAAGGCGCGTGGATAGATGCTGACAAGGTCCGGTTCTGGCGCAAGTTGCCGGAAGTCATTGGCGGCTGGGAATCGGCCAATGTCGGCACGCTCGGCGGCGTCTGTCGCGGCGTCTATGCGTGGTCCGATCTCGCCAGCGTCCTCAACATCGCCTTCGGCACGCACGCCACCCTTGAGGTGACGAAGAACGGCATGCTGTACAATATCACGCCTGTCGGTCTCGCTCCCGGCCTGATCAATGGCACGGGCGGCGCTGGCTATGGATCTGGCCTGTACAGCGCAGGCGTCTATTCTGCCCCGACGATAGGCGGGAACCTCCCCCGCACATGGTCTCTGTCCAGCTACGGCCAAACCCTGATTGCGAACCCGCGCGGCGAGCGGATTTACCAATGGCTGAACAACGAGGCGAATCCGGCGGTTGTGCTGGCGAACTCGCCGCTACAGGTCGCTTACACCCTCGTTACGCCTTCGCGTCAAATCATGGCGCTGGGCTGCAATGAGGAAGTTTCCGGCGTCTTCAACCCCCTCTGCATTCGCTGGAGCGACGTTGAGGACATCACGGACTGGACGACGCTACCGGATAACAACGCGGGCGAGTACATCCTTGAAGGCGGCGGGTCGAAGATCATCGGCGGTCGTCTGTCGGGCTCTTACGTTCTCGTCTGGACCGATACCGCGCTGTTCCTCGGGACCAACACAGGGGCGGCAGGCTGGAGATTCGACCGCGTTGGCGACAAGTGCGGGCTGATCGGCCCGAATGCTGCGGTCGTCGTGGGGCAGATCGCCTATTGGTACACAGTCGCGGGGCAGTTCTACGGCTATTCACTCGGCTCGGAAGCGAAGATGATTATCTCGCCGGTCCAGCGCAGCGTGAATGACAATATCGCCGCGAACCAGGCGGACAAGATTTATGCCTCCACGATCACCGAATTTGGAGAGGTCCGGTTTGACTACCCCGACTCGCGCGACGGGATTGAAAACAGCCGATACGTCACCCTGTCTGTGACGGGCGACGGGTGGTCCAAGGGCGTCATGAGCAGGACAGCGTTCGTTGATGCGGGACCAACGGAAAATCCTGTCGCCACAACCGCAAGCGGTGGTATTTTCTACCACGAACGAGGCCAGTCTGCGGATGGATCGCCTATAGCATGGTCAATCGAGAGCGCCGATCAGTACATTGGCGAAGGCGAACAGATGATCATGGTCAAGGGCGTCTGGCCTGATTTCAAGAATCAGCTTGGCGCGTGCCAGCTTGATTTGCTGTTCCGGCCCTACCCTCAAGGGGCACAACGTGCCAAGGGACCGTATGTTATGGCTCCCGGTCGTTCGCATAAGGATTTCCGTGCGCAAGGACGTGTGGTAAAGATCAAGGTATCAGGTAATTCCTCCCCTGCTGGACTGCGGTTCGGAAAGCTGGAGTTTGAAACTGAAGGGACGGGCCTGAGATGAACGAACTTGCTGTCGTGCAGAACGAGGCCCAGCCGCCGCTGATAGAGCATTTCGAGCGGTGCAAGCCCTGGCTTGAGGCGGCGCTGGAGGAAGGGTTCTACAAGATCGAGGACGTGGCACGGGCGCTTGCCGAGAACCGTGCGCAGTTCTGGCCTGGAAAGAACGCCGCCATCGTCACTGAAATCGACACTATCGGACAAACGCGCGTCTGTCGTGTCTGGCTGGCTGGCGGCGAGATGACGGAGGTTCTGGAGATGGCGCGAGGGCTTGAGGCTTGGTCGCGCCTTCAAGGGTGCTCGGAAGTGCTGGTCGAGGGCCGAAAGGGCTGGGAAAAGGCCCTTAAGGATCAAGGCTATGAGTTCTTCACGATCATGCTCAAGAAGGCACTTTGATGGGCGGCAAGTCTCAGACCACCAAGGAAACCACGAATCAGGTCTCTAACCAGACCCAGACGCCGGTTATCCAGAATGCGCTCTTGTCCAACGGGATCAACGACTATCTGTCGGGCGTGGGCGACTTCGCCAACACGGACGCGTCGTCGCTCGTCAGTGGCCCGTCGTCGCTGCAACAGCAGGCATTCACGGGCGCGCAAGGGCTGACCACATCGCCTCTGTACGGGGAGGCTGCGGGGATCGCTTCCGGTGTCGCTGGAGCCGGTGCGAACACGGCGCAGGGAGCGTCCTTGCTGGACAACCTGTCGGCCTATCAGAACCCGTACCAAACGCAGGTAACGGACGCCTACAGCGCTGATTTCGACGCCAACGCAGGAAAAACACGCGCGGCACAAGCTGCGGCTGCGGCTGCGAACGGTGGCGCGTTCGGGGGATCGCGTTACGCTATCCAGGAAGCCCAGACGGAAGGCGAGCTTTCGCGCGCCCGCGCAACGGGACTGGCGGGCATCCTGCAAGGCGGTTTCGACCGCGCGACCTCGCTGTCCGCCTCCGACGCCGCGCTTCGTCAGGGCAACAATCAGTTCAACGCGGGGCAGCAGGATTCGGCTCTGAACCGTGCGCTCTCGTCCGCCGGGTTGCTGGGCTCTCTGGCGGGGCAGCAAGGCGGCGAGGATCGCGCGAATATCGCTCTGCAAGCCGGTCTGGGGGATACGCAGCGAGACATCGCACAATCCGCCGCGACGTCTGATCTGTCGAAGCTGGAGGCGCTTAAGTCCCTGTTGGGGTATGATCCGTCGATGCTGGTGGGGCAGAATGTGTCGGGGACGGCGAGCGGGACCAGCACATCTAAGAAGACGGAAGACCCCGGCCTTTTGGGGACTATCGGCAAGGGAGCGTCCACAGCATCATCTTTGGCCGCGTTGTTCTCTGACGCACGGCTGAAAGAGAACATCCGCCTGACGGGTACGCGACCGGACGGGCTAAACGTCTATCGCTATAACTACCTCTGGAGCCCGGAGGAAGTCGAAGGCCTCATGGCGCATGAGGTGGCGCGCGTGTATCCTGAAGCCATTGGCCGGATTGGCGAATACCTGACTGTGGATTACGCCCATGTTCAATGAACTTCTGTCCAAACTAGGCCGCGAACGCGATCTGCCGTTCAGCGAACCTGAAAGCCAGACGAAGGGCCTTCAATCGGTTCTGGCGTCGCTGGGGAACAACCAACCGTCCGAACCTGCCACAGAACGTGGGCTGGGCGGCTGGCTGCGTCAGGCGCAGCAACAGGGCGGGTTCTTTGAGCGTCTGGGGACGTTCGGAGCTGAGTTGCAGGATACGGCGGATGGGGGAAACCGTGCGCAATCTCGCACGGAGAATGCCGCAAAACTGGCTGCTGCCGATCTGGCGCGAAAGACTGCGGAGGGCCGGATTGCCGCCCAACAGGCGCTAATGTCGCGTCTTCGAGGTGGCGGAACAACCGCACCCGGAGTCGGGCCTACAACAACGCCTAATGGCGGCGGAAGCTCTTTGCCGTCTCTTCGTTCCGCCGGTCCTGATCTACTCGCTGCGCAAGCGGCGGGGGTGGACATTGGCGACTATATCGCGCTGCTGGACAAGGCGTCTCCATCTGTTCAGGTCGCGAACGGCGTTGCCTATGACCCCCAAGCGACCGCTCCAGGCTCTCGCGTTGGTGTGAGCCTTCAGAACATCAACGGCTTCTTGACAGATACGCAGGACCCAGAGAACGCCAACCTGTACCGGCCTGATCTGGAGGCGGGGCAGGAGCCCGTCTATGACCGAAACGGACGCGTTACGGGCGTTCGCAATATTGATGGCGCGGTTCAGTCAGTCGCACAGCGCGAAGGCGCTATCACCACCGCGCGTCAAGGGGCTGAGGCTCCATACCGCTTCCTGACCACAACGGACTCTTCGGGCCGCCCAGTACAGACCGCAATTTCTAATGTCGCGGGCGGCTCTGTCGTTGGGGCCGATCCAGTAGCGATAGATTCGCGAGCAAGAAACGCAACCGATTTAGACTCCCGTCTGACCGGTCTTCGAACTGCCGTGTCTGCTGGTCGCGGTCAACTGGCGACAATCAATCAACTGCGTCCTATTCTTCCTGATGTCATCACTGGCCCTGGTGCGGACTTGCGCCTTTCCAGCGCGCGCTTCCTGGCGGCTGCGGGGAACGAGGAAGCGCGCCGCCGCGTGGCTGCGACCGAGACATATCAGAACCAATCCCGCTACATCGTGGCCGATCTCGTGAAACAGTTCGGTTCCAACCCTACCGAAGGGGAGCGCAAATATGCAGCCGAGATGGCGGGGGGAGACATTAACATTACCCCAGAAGCCATCGAAGCCGGTTTCAAGTTGTTCGAACAGCGCCTCGCGCGTCAGGAAGGTCAATTGACGGAAGCCGAACAGCAGGCGCAGGCCCGTACTAGCGGCGGGAATGCCCGTCCTTCATCGGGCGCAATCTCACGTGAGGCAGCGATGGCGGAAGCGCGTCGTAGGGGCTTGATTCCATAATGGCGCAAACCGCTTCCGAACTTTCAGACGCCGAATTGCTGGCGATCATTGGTCAGCCTGCTTCAGCGGCCTCGTCTGCACGTCCTTCCGGGGGCTCTCTAGGCGAGCGCAACCATAATCAGGGCAACCTCAAAGATGGAGCGTTCGCACGGTCACAGCCGGGGTACACAGGCGCTAATGGGTCTTTTGCGACCTTCGCGACGCCAGAAGACGGGAACCGTGCGCAAGAGACTCTTCTTGCGAACAATTATCTGTCGCGGGGATACAACACGCCATCCGCCATCGTGAACCGTTACGCGCCTCCGGGGCCTGAGAATTCTCCTGAGTCCGTGGCGAACTACACGAACTACATTGCTAACAAACTTGGCATCGATGCTAATGCGCCCATCTCAACTGATCAGGTTGGCGCACTGGCTCAGGCTATGCGCGAATTTGAAACCGGACAGACTTCCGGCGGCTCTGCTGCGCTTGCTGATGACGTTTCCGCTATGGACGATGCGGCGTTGATGTCGCTTGTTCAGGGCGAGCAACCCGCCCCTTCCAATCTCGGGGAAGCTGCTCGCCCCGGCGCAACTCAGGATAATCCGTTCGTAATAACGGATGAAACGCCGCGAGAATTGCTGAACAACCTCCCAAAAGGCACGTACATTGCCACGAAAGACGAAGAAGACGGAAAATATTACGTCAACCGTCTTTCGGGTTCTCCGTACATCAACCACAACGGGGCTGAAGGCGATCAGGTCGTTGCTGGTGGCAACGCCTACCTGCACACCCCCGGCGTCGAAGACGCTACGCGAGCTTTCACTACGGCAGCGGCGGAACAGGTTCCATTTCTGGATGAGGGTGCGGCCATGTTGGGCGGCGCTTTGTCGGGAGAGGGCTACGATGTAACGCGGCAACGCCAACTCGACACGCGCCAGATTGACAATGAGAGCAACGACCTCGCTCGTGATGTTGGCGGTATTGCTGGTTTCGGCCTGGGTCTCGCCGCGCCGGGCGGCAGCTTCATAAACGCCGGTAAGGGCGTGGCGGCTCAAACCGCTCGTGCAGCCATCTTCGGCGGGGGGGCAGGCGGGCTATATGGCGCGGGAAACACTGAAGGCGATCTTGGCGAACGCGCTGAAGCGGGGGTTCTTGGCGCGGCTCTGGGGGCAGCAACAGGCGGTGTTGCGCAGCGGTTCTTGTCGTCGGCAGCGGCGACCGCTCCCTCTGCCGCGCGTCGTCTGTCACGTGAGGGAGTCGATCTAACGCCAGGCACTATGTTTGGTGAGACCCCTCTTGTCGGCCCGGTCATGCGCTCCGTCGAGGAAGGCGCAACGAGCATTCCGGTTATTGGCTCTCTGGTGTCTGGAGCACGTCAGCGCTCTACCGACACCTTCAACCGCGCCGCCATTAACCGCTCGCTTCTGCCTATCGGAGCGCAACTCCCCAAGGGGAAGACTGGCGGGTATCAGGCTATAGAGTTTGCGCAGAACGCTTTGGGAGAGGCTTACGACAAGGTTCTACCTAACATCTCCGCACAACTGGATCGCGGCCTATATGACGATCTCGCGGGCATCATGACAGATGCGGCGTCTGAAATGCCTCCTGAGTTGCTGACACAGTTGGGCCGCGTGCTGCAAGACCGCGTTTTTCGCAATGTAGATCAGGCGTCGGCAGTTCTTGACGGTCCCGCATTGAAGCGGATCGAGAGCGAACTGGGGGCGATTGGCCGTGAGTACCGCCGCGCGAACGATCCTTCTCAGCTTTCGTTCGGGCGCGCGGTGGACGACTTCAGAACCAGCCTTCGAGACATGATTGCTCGTCAGAATCCAGCGGAGGCGAAAACGCTTCAACGCATCAACCAAGGCTATGCCAATCTTGTTCGTGTAGAAGACGCTGCGGGCTCCACTGCCTCGCAAGCTGCCGAGGGCGTGTTTAGCCCGACTCAGTTGGGTGTGGCGGCTAACAGGGGTGCATCTCGGTCTTCGCGCGCGCGTGGCGGTGCAAACATGCAAGACCTGGCTGCTGCGGGTCGTGCTGTTTTGCCAAGCCGCACAGGCGACTCAGGAACGGCCACGCGAGGCGGTCTTACGGCTCTGGCTGCGGGGGCGGGTACAGTGGTCAATCCGGTTGTCGCGGGTACGACAGCCGCCATTACCGGGGTGGCTTATTCGCCTCTGGCCCAACGTCTGTTGAACGGTTTCTACAGGGCTACCGACATCGGAGGTAAGCTCCGTGCCCTGTCGGAATTCAGGGCGCTCGCCGCCCGAAACCCGGCTCTTGTTCCATATCTTGAACAAGCGACTCAGCAACTTCGCGGCGGCGCTCCGAGTCAATCACAGCCCACAGCGCAGCCAGCAGGAGCGCTCCCACTCCCCACTTCCCCATGAACGGGAGAAGCAGGACGCACGCCATGACGATCAAACCGTTTCTCAAGAGCCAAAACCTTTCAAAACACGAGCCATTCGTGCTAATCCTAACCCACAACGACCGGGGATGCCACCATGTCTAGAAAACTGCCGCTCCCTGCCACGCAGACTGAGGTGGATTTTACCGTCGCGCAACTGAACGGTGCTGGCGGTGTCGTCGGCGGGACCGCATCTGACGGGTCCATGACGGTAACAGGCGCAAACGGCACAAGCGCCGCCAGCGCTGCGAACCCCGTCCCTGTCAAGGCAGCGCCTGCTGTTCCTCTCGGCTACCTACAAATCACCGGCCCGACCGGCGCAGTGAATCCATTCGGTACGATCCCGACTGGCGCGACATACGCCATTATTCAGCCCGTCACCCAAGGCATCTCTTGGCGCGACGACGGCACGTCTCCGACGACCACGGTGGGGATGACTGTCCCGGCGGGTGGTGAGCTTTTGTATGACGGCACGCTGGCGACCTTCCGCATGATCCAGCTTGCCGCTACGTCCGTCGTCAACGTCAGCTTCTATCGCTGATGCCAAAGACCGTCGCACGCGGACAGGGAATGGCGTGGCTGCGTAAGCGCGCCTATCTGCGGGGTGTGGCGAACGCGCCAGAGATTGTAACTCTGGTAGCGCTGTCCCTGTCTCCGAACACGGCAAGCGTCGGGTCGCCCTATAGCGGCACAGTGACAGGCAAGACGACCGGATCGACGCTGTCCTTGACGGGTGCGGGTGCTGCGGGTCTGTCGGTGGTTGGTTCGGCTGTTACTGGTACGCCCACGACTGAAGGGGCGGTCAACATTGTCGAGACGCTGGCTGGCGCTACGAATACGCCGCGCACGTCTTCGGGCGTGCTAACGGTGGCTTCGGCAGGGGCGACGTATCCTGATACGCCGGGAAGTTATAGCCGCCGCACGACATCATCAACGCGGCTGACGGCCAATCCAACCAAACTCGTCAGCTTCACAATCCCTGCTGGATCGTCGGTCACCGCGATCCAGTTGATCGACGGCAACCTGACAAGCGGCAACCGCGTCGTCGGGACCGTCTCAGGGCTAACAGCGGGCCAAACCCGTACATTCGCCGATCTTACGGCGCTGGGCCTCTATGGCTTCGCGGTGAACGGTCTCCGCTTCGTTCAAACCGGGACCGGCGCAATCGATTGGGTGCTGCAATGAAGATCGTCACAGGCACTTACGTCGGCAACGGCGACGCCAAGGAAATCGCCACGCCATTCCGGCCTCTGGTGGTCCTCATCAAGGGCTCAGGTCAGTTTGCGGCCATCTGGTCTCGTCTTTACTGGTCTGCACGCGGAAACCGATTTGGGGCAAACGACAGCTTCGCGCTCGGCGTCACGGAGACGGAGACCGGCTTCGCTGTCGGGACTTCCCTGCACACGAACGCGGATGGTGTGACATATCACTACATCGCTTTAGCCGACGACGGACAGGCCGGTATTGATCTTGAGGCGTGGCAGGGCAACGGCCTGAACGGTCTAAACATCGTCCAGACCGTTCAGAAGCTTGCCGCGTTCATCTTCGCAAAACGCGACAACGGCGGTAGCGGCATCATCCGGCACAAGAACTCAAACTACGGCGCGCGGATGGACGGTGCTGGCGGCGCGGCGAACGCGTACATCAGCGCTATGACGGTGGGGGGCTTCACCCTGACCAATGCCGCCCAGGTCAACCAGTTTGATGGCCCCGGTCAGATCGGAGAAGGCACGACCGCATTCATCCTCTACGAGGACGCTCAGTCCAAACTCATCACGTGGACCGGCACGGGCGCGCCTCAAGCCCTGCCTTCTACAGGTTTTGCATCGATCAAGGGGGCAATCATCTGGGCCGACAGCCCCACGTTCGGCGGTCGGATCAAGCTCGACACCATGGGCGCTTCGGAGATCGCCAACCTTACGAATGGCGCTCTGGTCTCCGACGAGCTGTCCTTCTCGGGCGGTGATCTGGTCCTTGGATCGGCCACGACCCTGAACGCTACGGGGGTCGTCTATAACGCCATGGTCTTCGGCCCGGACAGCGGTATCGACGTGCCGCGTATCAACCGGACGCCTGTCGTGCGTGCGGGAAGTGGTCGCAAGGTCGTCAGCCTGACGGGCGTGGCCAGTCGCATCGAGTGCGGCACGGACGACAGCATCGCGCTGCCCGGCGCACGCACGACGGAAGCGCTTGTGCGTCTGTTCTACAATCCGGGCACCACGGGGCCTGAAGGCATGATCATGTCGCGCGTTGGCGGTCCACTGATTACTCCCGGCAACGTCTCGTGGGCCATGGGGATCAAGTGGTGGACGGCTATCGGCTGGGAAAGTCAGTTCTTTACCTCCGTCACGGACATGATCGATCTGCGGGACGCGCCTGACTGCGGGGCCGTTCACCGGACGGCGGCGACGCCGCTTCTCGCGTGGCGCTGGGTCCACCTTATCGAAACGGTGGATGGCGCGGGTAAAGTGAAGCTCTATATCAACGGCAAGTGCGTGCACCAACGCGACATCGACATGGTCGCCTATAACGGGCGGCCCAACGGCGGCGTTGGCGGTACAAACCAGCGCATGACCATGTTCGCGACATGGGACGGCTCCACCTATACAAACCCGGTGGAGGGCGCTCTGGCATTCGGTCGTAAATACAGTCGTGCCATTACTCCAACAGAAGCTTTCGCCCGCTATCAGCGCGGCGCGGTCGGTGCGTCCGTAGCGGACGTGACCTCAGGCCTGGTCGAGGAATGGGACGCGGTTAACGCGTCAGGCACATCGATGCCTGCCACCTTCAATCCGGCGAACAGCGGAACTATTGTAGGCGGCTCGGTGATCACGCTCTAATCCCTACATCAAACGAACACACCAGACCTATGAAAACCCGCCATTTCCCTGTAATCCGTTTCCCGACATAGGGGAGTTAAGTTAGTGCCCGATACTACAAACCAAGGCGTATCTCGCGCTGATTTTGACTCGCAGATTGCGGCGATTACGGCGCAGCTTTCTACGACACCATCATTCGTCACGTCCGATATTATGACGGTGGAGAGTCTGCACAGCGCCTATCCTCCGTCCGCTGCGGCGCGTGGAAAATATGCGCGCGTCAACAACTACGGATCGTCTATCGACAAGGTGTTGCGTTGCGACTTTGATACGTTCTCCGGGCTGTACTATTGGACGCCTTCAGGCGCGCCTCAGTCCGTGCAGACAATGGCGATGACAGGAAACTTCTCGGCTGACCCGCTTATCAGCGGTGATGTCCTTGAGCTTACCGGGACGATTGGCCTAGGCGTGACGAGGACCTTGACTCTGGGGACGGCGCGAGGCCGTCCAGGCGACATGAAAACCATCAAGAACGGGTTGTCCTCGCTTCTGGGCGGTCTCAATATTCTTGGTCTTGGACTTGGGTCTGGTATTGCTTCTCTGATAGGATCGACATCGACCTACGTTTGCCAGTGGGATACGGGCACTTCCGCCCTTAAATGGACGAGACTGACATGACCATCGACTCCCGTAGCGGCTTCAAACAGGGCGTGAAGACGTATAGCGAACCTATGCGTGGCCCCGGCGGTCATGAGACTCCTCCTCCGCCGCCCAAGCGCACGACCTCAACCCCGAAAAAGAAATGACCCTCTGGGGTCTCGCCATTCTTGCCGCCTGCGTTGCTGCGGACAAAGAAGCGAGACCCCACGCCTTTGTTCTGGCTGCGGGGTGGCTATTGGGTTTCTACGCTGCTGTCTGGTGGCCGATTAACCCACTGATCAGCACCGTGGCGGGTTTGACGTTTCTGTGGCTGCACCTGCGCTCTCCTGCGTGGTGGAAATTCACTCTGGCAGGGCTGGCGCTGTTCATGCTCGGCATGGACTTTGTTTATGCTCTCTACCTTTTACAAGGGACGTGGATTGGTCCACAATACGACTTTACGTTAAGTGTCGGATTGGCGACACAACTCGCCCTTGTGGGCCATAGGGGTGTTCTGAATGGCCTTGGTCGGGTGGGCGAGTGGATGTCTGGTCGTTTTCATAGCCAGCGCGTTCATTCTGGTGCATCGCGCGATGCGGAAGTGCCGTAAATGATGTCAGGATTCCTTGTATGGTTCGCGGAAAACAGTTGGCTTTACGTGGGGTCGGTCTCCGGATCGCTGATCGCGATGGCCGCTGCGCGGAATCTGACCCTTCTGGGGCGTCTTCAAACCCTGATCGTCGGGACACTTTCCGGGTGTCTGGCTGGTCCTGCGATCTGCGAGCTATGGTTTTCGCAATATGATCCGCAAACTTCACGAATCCCGTCGTTCATCTGTGGTCTGGTCGGACTCACGGCGCTGGGGCTTATCCCGATCATTCTCAAACGGTCGAAGGATTTCTTCGAGAAATATCAATTCAAAATCGTCGCTGCGGAGTCGCCTGATGAGTAGCTACCTGACTGCTCAAAGGTGGATGGACGCCATGGACGTGAAAGCATACGCAGGCGCGGGCTTCTTTGTCCTTTGCGTTGTCGCCAGCGCCGTGTTCGGTGTTCTTCCACACGGAAGCCTCATCTACATCAACGCGCTTGTCTCCGGCGCAGCCTGGATGATCTGCCTTGGCATCCTGATCTTCGGCGGAAAGCGGGTCGATCTTTACGATACGGTGACGGCGGCGTTGCTGGCGGGCGGGCTTACAACGTCAATCCCGTCCCTGTTCACGGCTGAATCTGTTGTGCAATGGGGATCGACCTTCAGCCGCCTGGGCGTGTTAATGTTCGCCATTCGCTGGGCGTGGAACATTTATGTGAAAGTGCAGCACGAGAAGGCCGCCAAGGATGTCTAAGGCGGAAGACAATGAGGCGTTTGTTCGCGAAGTTCAGGCGGTGCTGGGCGTTGGTGTTGATGGTCACGCTGGGACTCGCACCGTACAGGCGTGGCGTAAGACGCAGACCGTGGCGGGAAATACGTCGGCGGCGTCGGTGATCCCCGAATCCTACTGGCCGCTTCTTTCAAAGATCGAATCGGGCGACCGGCCTTATATCAAGGCTTCGTCCTCGTCCGCATCAGGACTCTACCAGTTTATCCGCGCTACGTGGATCGCTGAGGGCGGCGCATGGGGTCCGAATATGTCCCTCGCTTTTGGCGGCATGAAGCCGTCTCCTGAGGAGCAGTTACGGCGCGCACGGTCGTTTACAGAAAAGAACGCTAACGTCCTGCGTAAGGCGGGAATCCCGATCAACAGCGCTTCATTGTACGCGGCGCATTTCCTTGGTGCTGGTACGGCTGTTAAGGCGCTTGAGGGTGCCGTAACGGATCGCATTGCGGAACACGTCGGCCTTGCCGCAATCCAGGCTAATCCGTCGATCCTAAAGGGTACAGTCGGGGATTTTCTGACATGGCTGCACAAGAAGACGGGTGTTTGGGCGAAGTGATTGGATCAGGGGTCAGGCATCGAACCTGAATCTTCGCAGTCAAAGTGCGATATCCTACCATTAGACGAACCCTGAAGAATTGGTCTGCGTGGCAGGGTTCGAACCTACGACCCCTCGATTCCAAATCGAGTACTCTACCAGACTGAGCTACACGCAGAAAAACCCTGCGTGTTAACGCAGGGCCTAGTTCTGTCGCGGTCGAGGTCGGAAGATCATTCCGACCTTATGCCATCATCCTTTGACGCACACAACCTGTCTCAAGGTGTGGACGATTTCGACATGGTCGGCCTGAGCGGCCATGACGGCGTCAATGTCCTTGTAGGCTGCGGGAGTCTCATCGATCACGTCTTCATCCTTTCGGCATTCGACGCCTTCAGTCGCCTTGATGTGGTCTTCTACGGTGAACCGGCGCTTGGCCTCAGTGCGAGACATTGCGCGCCCTGCGCCGTGAGAGCAGGAGTTCATCGACATAGCAAGAGACGCGCCAGCCTTGGCCTTCACGATGAAAGATTTCGCCCCCATCGATCCGGGGATGATCCCAAGTTCCGATTCTGTAATACGAACTGCGCCCTTACGCGTCACCATCACCTCAGCGCCGAAATGCTGTTCCTGCGAAACGTAGTTGTGGTGGCAGTTAACTGCCTCGCAGTCCGTCACGAAAGGCTTCTCTATTGTCGCGTGCATAGCCTCCAGAGCCGCGTCCATCATCAAGGCGCGATTCAGTTTGGCGAACCCCTGCGCCCACGAAAGCGCCTTCATGTAGTCCGGATAGAGCGGCGACCCTTGAGCGATATACGCCAAGTCCTGATCAGGCAGGTTAATGAACCATCGCTTCATTTCCTCCTTTGCCTTCTCGATGAAGTAGGAGCCGATTCTGTTACCGATCCCGCGCGATCCAGAGTGAAGCATGATCCAGACACGGTCTTGCTCATCCAGACACACTTCAACAAAGTGATTTCCGGTCCCCAGAGTGCCGAGATGCGAAGGGGCGCGCTCAGCAGCTTGACCTATCTTCGGGTGCTTGGCGACGATCTCTTCAAGCCCCGACTTTAGGCGAGCAAACTCAGCCGCATACTTCTCCGGAACGTCGCCCCAAGCGCCGCGATCTCCTGGCTTGCCGTCATTCGTGCGCCCGTGAGGAATACGAGATTCAATCGCAGTACGCAGACCAAACAGATTGTCAGGGAGATCGGCGGCGACAAGAGAGGTGCGCTGAGCGATCATACCGCATCCAATATCCACGCCAACGGCGGCTGGGATAATCGCCCCGCGCGTTGGAATGACAGAGCCGACAGTCGCCCCCATGCCCCAGTGCACATCTGGCATAACCGCGATGTGTTTGTGAACGAACGGCATTGCCGCCAGATTGTCGATTTGCTTGCGGGCTGCGTCCTCAAGTTGGACGCCGTCGATCCACGCCTTAACAAGGCCGCCTTGAGCGCCTTCAAAAACTTGCATTACAGTCTCCTTTAGTCGATCCGTCGCAAATGCCTGACGGTTCGGGTTGGAAAAATACGAGGCCGGTCGCTACTCCGGCTATGACGGCGATAGGCGTGTTGTGATGACGCCTCGTTTTACCTGCTTACCCCGTGGCGGCTAACCATACTCATCTCGCCGCCTACACCCGCACCGTATCGCTACACCGGATGGGCTCTCGCTCGTCTGATTAACGCTTCTGCTTTCAGCGCCGCTCGCAATCGACACCCTACGCAATCCGCGCTATCCTCGCAACCATGAAAAACCCCTACGCCACTTTCGACGCGACAATCGCGCCCCTGATCATCATCATCCACAAAATCCGACAGGCTCGGGATGCGCAGCCGGTGTGGGTGTGGCGGATGATTCCAGGTGCGATTACGCGTCCGTTGCAGGAGTTGATGGACTTCGCTTCGGAATATGATCGCGGGATTGGTCGGGCGCAGATGGATAGGGAAGCCTAGTCCACCCTCCCCTTCAGGGCTTGGCGGGCGGTCATTGAGAGGCCTCACGAGCATTCCACGCGGAGATCGCTCGCACATCATCGGTAAATGCCGCTGATGTCGCTCCACAGCCCCGGCACACGACCACAGCCATTTTACGCGAAAACTCGTCATGAGATGCTCTGACCTCAGCGCTGCCCCCATCGAAAGGGCACGGCAGCAGCGCGGGTGGCTCCGTCGCAGCAAGAACGGCCTTGGCCACGGTGCGCGGGTTCATAATCTTTGCGCTTCCATCAGCCTCAACAGAAACGACCGCGACCCTGATGATCAGGGCCCCTAACTCGTCGGAACCGATCATTTTGCAGGCCTGCGGGACTGGCCGATAAAGCAGGTGTTCGGTTCATCAGCACGGAATATCGCAAGCCACTGCTGAACGGCTTGCGGCGCGCACTCGCGCTCCACCTTCCAGTGGTTCCCGAGGGATGGGGTGAAACGGCGGCTCCAGATTTTCATTTCGTCAGTTCCAATCGTGTATGCGATTGAACATATACCGCGTACATGGTATGTCAAGCTATCACGTACACGAAAAGAGACCGCCTTGACCGACTTACATGTACAGGCTACCCCGAGACGCATGGGACGCGCGAAGCTGTGGCACGAGAACGTCAACCTCACCCTCCCTCTGGGAGCCAAGGCGCGTATGGACGCCGTGCTGGCTGACGGGGAGGATCGCCTCGACCTCATCCGCGCCGCCATCGACAAGGAAGTTTCGCGCCGCGAGAAGGCCCGCTCCAAAGGCTGAGCCCCCACGCCAGCCCCGCTCTCGCTAGGTACGAAGGCGTCTTCGCCGGAGTAAACCATTGATTTAACATCGTCTTGCGGGGGAGTGGGGGAGACGGTCATGGGGCTGGGTCCTGAAGAACGGTCAGCGCTTGTTCGCCATCATCGACACACTGGACGATGACCTTTACGCGCTCTCGCATCTGGCTCAGTTGCTCGGCAATACGATGGGTCTGCTGAGCCTTGGTGAGCCCCGCTTCCATGGTGGCGAAGTCGCGATACAGGTTCTCAGCGATCCCACGGATGAAGCTGAGTTCTGATCCGACCTTGTGTTCAGGTCTCACGGCTCAACCCCTTCAGAAGGCGCTACGGGGAGGGGCATCCAGTGAGTTGGGTTCCACGGGACCATCGATGACGAGTCTTCGTACGTCCACTGCCCTCGGAAAGTGGGGCCTCCTTCTTCGTGGGGCCACTTGACGTAGTACTGCTGCCAGAATGTCCGAAACGCCAACCGCCCCTTGATCGCGACAAAAGCCGTCCCATCCTTCGGCGCGCTCTCAATCGGCCTCCACCCTGAACGGGCAGGCGTCAGGAGGGCGAGGATGGCGTCGGTAGCTTCAGTGATCGCCGCGTCACGTTCGGCCCATCGGTATTTGATGTCGAACGACCGGACGGGATCAACCTCGGCAGCCATGCGTCGCGCGATCGCTTCGCGCACGATACGCGCCACCGCCTCTCTCACCTCCTTTCCATGGGGAGACGGGACAGGAGCGGCGGCGAGCATGGCGGCCCAGATAGAGCGAGCCACGTTGGACGATACGTCGTTGTTATAAGACGCCGCGCCCGCCTCAATCATCGCCTCGGTCGGTTCTGCGGGGACTGTGGTCGTGGGGGTGGTCATTCTTCGTCCTCGTCGTCGTCATAGTTTTCAGACTCAGCCGCCTGGCAGTTACGTCCGCCGCAATCGGGGCATTCCGTGTGCGACAGGTTTGAGAGGGGGCCGCACCACCTCACGCGCGCACCACCACAGACAGAGCAGATCATGACGGCTCCTTGGCGGCAGCGAGGCGGGCTTTGCGGGCGGCAGCGTGAATGGCGCGGATTGTGTAGTCATCGGGGGATACGAGGTCGGGCATTGGCCCAACCGGAACCGAAACGCGTTCGATCTCCGACAAAGCCTCCCCCATCCCCGCGACCTGAGCCTCAAGAGCTTCGATCCGAGATGCGGCGTGCAGGACGGCGGTTGAGTGCTCCTGCCAGAGGGACATTGGTGCGGAACATGAATTAGCCATGTGCGCGGTCGTTTCTCGCAACCGTTCGACCAGGCTCTCCACCTTCTCGGGCGGGTTGGGCTGGGGGTGGGTCATCGCAGTTGATCCTTGGCCTTCGCAAACCCCTCAGACCAACGTTCGTGGCTGAACTGCTGCGATGTGGAGTGGTAGGGATTGCGGGCTGTCAGGCCCCGATCCTGATATGCCCGATAGCCGCGCTCGAATGCGTGAGCCGCTGCTACGGCTTGCTCTCCGGCGCTCACGGCTCAACCCCTTCAGAAGGCGCTACGACCGGGATGAGGGCGAGGATGGCGTCGGTAGCTGCATCTACACCGACAACCCCGAGGCCGGGGCGAGAGAAGCCATCAGCACCGATTGTCGTTGATCCATGGACGTGCTTGCGAATAGCCCGCGCCACCGCCTCTCTCACCTCCTTTCCATGGGGAGACGGGACAGGAGCGGCGGCGAGGGAGAACAGTGGTTCGATGACCGCTTCCGTCGCATGAAGATGCAGGGCCGGATCAACGCTGGAATACTGCCAACCGGGAGCATCGTGCAGGCTGAACCGCCAAGCCACAGGTTCTGTCGGGGCTATGGTCATTGAGGAGTGTCCCTCTTTTGGATGGCGTTTCCAGCGCCCCACAGGGCACCGACGCAGAATGAAAGTGCGGCAACCGCGACAGTGAGCGAGACACCCACGCCGAACACCCGCTTGAGAACTTCGAGCGCTGCAACGATAGCGACGAACATGAGGAAGGTTTTTGCTGCCTCGCTCATGACGGCTCCTTGGCGGCAGCGAGGCGGGCTTCCAGACGGGCGATTGAGCGTTCCGGGTACATGGTCCAATCATAGGCCCAGCACGTCTCCTGAGAGCCGTCGTCGAGGCTGTAGATGACCTTGGTTCCTGCGTCGTTCGGACGGACGGACAGATAGCCGTCGCCGGGATCGAACAGGGCAATCTCAATCAGGATGTCGAGATCATTCCCGCGCTCACCTGCCCGCAGTCGTTCGATCAGATCAGCCATTGGCCTCACCTTCGGTTTGGGATTTGAGGGACCGATAGCGGGCGATGTCCTGCTGGAGATCGCTCACCCGTAGCTGGAGCGTCAGGAAGCCGTCCTTCTCGACCATCGCCTTGCCGAGAAGGAAAAGCCCGCCCTCCAAACTGTCGATCAGCTTGTCCCGCTCATCCTGGCTCAGCGCTCGGGATGGCGGGGAGGCTGCTAGGGCCGCGCGTAAGTTCCACGCCTCTATGGCGTCGGCCTCGCTGTCGAACCTGCGCCACACACCGCAACCATCGCAGTCGATGTCGTAGCTGGGACGGTCACCGCGCCTTATGCCTTCCGGAGAGATAGCCTCGCACACGTCCACAGCGGTCCCACAAAACGGGCACGGCAGAAGTTCCCCCAAGGGGTTTTGGTCTGTCACTTCGATTGCTCCGATGCGCGAAGGGCGTCGGAGTTTGCATCGCCCGGTCTCTCAGAGAGGAACAGCGCAGGGCTAGACCGCGCTGGAAAGCGTCCCATCCGCATATCGTGGGCGATGTGTTCGGCCGCCGTCACCAGAACAGCTGACGAACAGTTCATAGAGCAAAGCCCATCGACACAGTCGTCGCAGGACCCATAAAGGTTCATCGTCATAGTTCGTACTCCGAGGTAACGCCCGTCAGAAACATTTCGTGTTGAAGCTCGTTTAGTTCGGCCAGCAACTGGTCGCTCTTGGTGGCTCCGTCAGGCTCAAAGCGAGCCTCATCCAGCGCGTTCTGAACTATCTCGATCTCGGACTTCAGCTCGCGCGCGCGGCGATAGTTGGGACGCAGAACCCCGCTCACTGTCCCGTCTCCTTCGCGCTGGTGGAGAGGGCGGCGAGGGCTTCGTCGATGCTCTCGACAAGCATCGAAACGGCGTGATCCGCCTGCGACACCGGCGAGTGTCCTGAACCTTCGTTGTGGCCCTCAACTGGCGAGCCGCACATGCAGGTTTCGTGGTCATCCAGAGGCCACGACCGTACCCGCTCCTTTGTTTCCTCCAGCGCCTTCCGTGCGACCTCTACCGCTCCCTGTTGCTGGGGGTGGGCGTAGAGGGGCCTGTACTGGAAGCGTGGATTAAGGCTCTCGTCTTCGAACCACGCCTTGCGCTCGCTGGATGTGAACCAGTCGGATTCCCCGTGCCGCCACTGCCAAGCCACCGCCCCGGCCTGTTCCTGGGATGGTGAGGAGGACAGGGCGGCGGACAGTTCCGAGCACACCGCGATCATCAGGCGACCGTTCGGGCTATCCGGATCAAAGGCCTTCGTGTCGGGCCGCGTCTCGTATCCGAACGACGGGGCCAAGCGCTCGTAGGTCTCGTGAAACCGTAGCGCCAATGCCTCACCCCTCTCCCCGCCCGGGGTGGGTTGCGTGGATGGGGTGGCGTGTGTATCCTGCGGTTTCGTCATCTTCTCTCTCCAGAGTTCCAAGGATGATGGTGGCCGGTCTCTTGTGATGAGGGACCGGCCTTTTTTGTGGTCTGTGGTTACACTACCGCTTATTCTCATCGGCGGTCAATGTCTTTTTACGAGATACCTGACCGCCCTTCTTCCCCGCCTTGCTCGCCAGTTCACGATCAACAGCGAAGTGACCCGGCGACGAGGCCCCGCCCTTCGCAGCGATCTCCTTGCGGCGCTCGGGAGTCATGAGGGCGAAGCCACGGGGCGCGCGGGGTTCGGTCATTGCCCGCCCCACTGTTCCGCCATGGCTTCGGCAATCCCTTTGAACGTACGTGACCGCTCTTTCCACCGATTAGGCCCAGGCGGCATCTTGTGAATACGCGCCTCGCGCCCTTCGACAACGTCGGTCGGCACAAGCTTCGGAAGATTCTTCAACCACAGACACGTCGCCTTGGTTTCGCCGTGTCCGAACTGCCAGGGCTGGATGATCTGATCCGGCTTGCGGATTTTGCTACTGATGACGCTGATGGGGTTCTCAATACAGATTCGATCCGCATTGGCGGCCATCAGTGCGCGCACGAAGTCGAGCGCAGCTTGCTGACGACCATCAGCGATCTTGGCCGCGAAGTGTCGAGCGCCGGAGACGGACAAGTCGGTGCACGGGGGGTGTGCAATCATCAAGTCCCAAGAGCCCCATTTCGATGAAGTTAGGACATGAAAAATATCCTCCTTCAAATGAAAGGACGGATCGCCTTCGGTCGGCAGCAAATCGCACGACCAGGCGGAATGTCCGCGTCGAATAAAGGCGTCCCGAACCGTAGCCGAGTATTCGCAGGCAACCAGCACCCTCACGACGCTCCCTCCATCGACCGAGCCTCAGCCTCCAGCCGCCGGATCATGGGTTCCAGGGTGCGCAGGTTGTCCATGGCGCGCTTACCGGCCAGTCTGGCGGATACGAGGGCCGCCAGTGTCGAGGTACCCGTCAGCGCCGTTGCAGCGCGTTTCGCGTCGTTGTGCGCGCGGTTGGCAAGGTCGTGGATGTTTGCGGGGATCGCGAGGCGGGTCATGGTTGGCTGTCCTTGATGTGCTTGCTCCAAGCGCTCTGTAAATAATCGTACCATTCTTCAAGAGGCAAAGTGGCTATCTCACCAGCGTTTACGATAAGGACGTACGTCGTATCGCCAATGACTTCTGATCGGCTGAAAACGTACTGATAGGGCGGGTCTTCAGGGTCTCCCCAAATGTTGGGGACTGAGACAAATGAAAACTCGCTCATCCCAACCGCTCCCACACCCACATCGCCACCAGCAGCGGCCCAAGGATAAAGGTCGCCGTGGCCACCACCAGCGCGGCGATACCGATGACCAGTTGCGTCACAGGCCAGACGCGACCGGCGTCGTAGTCGTTGATGTGGTCGTTGTCGTTCATTGTCCTGCCTCCGGTGCGATCTGACGGTCCAGCCACGCATCAAGCGCTTTGACAGCCTTGGTTGCAGTCGGGCTGGTGATGATTTCTTCGCCCATCTCCGACGCCGCGATGGCGTAGATGGTGTTGGAAGAAGGGGATATAATCGTAAATACAAGCGATACTATCGCGACAACAGCGGATATGCGTCCAGCCTTGATGGCTGCGTCGCGGTTAGTGGCGCGAGAACACAGAACCTTATCTTTGTCGTCTGTTGACCAGATATATTGTGCGTCACTATTGCTCTGCCATACGACAATCGAGGTCGCTATAGACGCGACTCCCAAGACTACCCCCACCGTGGATACGGTCTTCAACGATCCCGCCACGTCGGCGGCGTAAATCAGCCAGCTAAGTTCGTTCATTGTTCTGCTCCTTGTTTCAGTTCAACCGCACGCGCGGCCTTTGATGTTGCGGTATCGATCCGGCTGATCTCGCGACGAAGCCTGTTGATCTGTTCCATGTTGACGGGTGGATCGCGCTCCAGTTGGCCGATGGCCAGAACCAGAAACGACATACTCGATTCAAACGACGCCGGGGCGCGGACGTTGAGGGTTTCGGGGTGTTGGACGCAGTCGGTCATTTTTAATCCTCAAAACCAGAGGGATCGATGATCCACACTGCGATTCCAGTAACAAAACTGGTGAATGTTGCTACTGCGAGTCCGGTCCACCACGGAAGAACGCCGTTAGATGTGAGCGATACTGCTGTTCCGGTGGCGAATAGGACAAACCAGACTGCTGCCAAAAATCTGCATATAAACATCACTTACCCTCCATCTGCACATCAACCATCCGCCCGACCAGATACGGCTCGGCGTCGATAATCATACAGGCGATCTCCGTCGCCTGATCGTGTTGCTGTTCCGGCGCGGTGTGTTTTCGCACCAGGGCGACCACATCGGCTACGGTCTTCTCTGCGTTCACGACGAAGTTCGTAGCTTCGTCGAGCGTGGCCTGACTGTTGCCGTAGCGGTCTGCGTGATCGACGAAGAACTCGTTGGTCGCCGCGTAGAGGGATTGTTGGGCGGGGGTAGTCATGTCAGATCGCCGTAAAGAGGGCTGATCATTTCAGCTTGAGGAAGCTCGAAAACCTCGAAAACGTTTTGTCCTCCCTCGCGCCAGTTATACGACTTGTCGAGATCAGGGATTAAGCTCTCTGCATACTCCTTTGACGCAAAGACACCGACAATAGCGGAAGATACTCCGCATTCTAGGCAGCCAATGTTTACCAGCACGTACATCTTCAGTCTCCAGTTCCAGTAACCGGAACCATGGACGGGGATTGCGGGGGTGTCAATACGAATTATTCGTACTGGACAAACCGGATTGAGCGGGTAGGGTGAGGGCTCACCTAACTGGAGATTGAGATGACAACCACGACAGATTTTCGGTGCGCCGTCAGGGCAGACCTGTTTTTAAGGGCGCTCTCTGGCGTATCCGACGAAGATACGCGCTACTATCTAAACGGCGTTTTCGTTCAGCCTTGCGGCGACGGCGGCGCGATCATGACTGCGACGAACGGCCATTGGCTTATCTCCGTTCAGGACCCGCGCGGGATCGTCACCGGCTCCGGAATCGTGAAACTGGACAAGGCGGCGCAGGCCGCATTGAAAAAGCGCCCGACTGACATCGCGTCCAAGTTCGGGCGTGCCACGGAGCGCGTTCTGGTCGTTGAGCGCGCTGAAGAATTCAAGGACAGCCGCGCTCTGATCGTCCTCAACGGTTTGCCCTCGGGTAAGAGCGGCGAGACCTTTACCGATCATCGCGAAGAGGCTTTTGAGCAGCTTTCAGCGCCGACTCGTTTGACCGCACACGCCATGTACGGCGAATGTCTTATCGACGGGACATTTCCCGACTACACGAAGGTCATTCCGGAATCGGTTGATTGGGATAAGCCTGTTCCGCCCATTGATCAGCGCCTTGTCGATAAGGCCAGCAAAGCGCTGTGCGAAGACGAGAAGCGCCGCCCCGTTCGTATGGGCGGTAACGGAGATGGCTCGCCCGTCGTAGTTGTTGCGGCTAACCGTCAACTTCCTGGCTGGTCTGCAATCGCCGTCGTCATGCCTATCCGTGTCGATAGCGCGATCAATGTCCCCACGTTCTGGAAGAAATCCGCATGAAGCCCCTGACCGGCCCTGAAGTCACCGCCATTGTCCGCGCTGCGGTCGATAAGGCGGGCGGCCCAGACAAGTTCGCGAAGAAGCTGGACGTGACGGGCGATTATATCCGCTACTGCCTGCGGGGCGGTAAGCCGGGGAAGCGCCTGTGCAAGCTCGTCGGCGTCGAGGAAATCCGGGATACGTGGCGGAGGGTGGTGAAGTGACAGACCGCCGTACTCTCACAATCCAAGGCCTCGCCATGATCGCTGATCACTTCGCGTTGCAGAACGACTTGCAGAGAGAATTCAACTGGCGCGGCTTTCCGAACATGCATTCGGACTTTTCCGACACGTTGTCACAGGTCGCATCACAAGCCGCTGAATATCTGTCCACACCAACCTTCACCCCCTCCGAACGCCAATACCTCCTGCGCCTGCTCGGCGGGTCGCTGGATGGTGGCGAGGGGATGACGGCGCTGGGGGTGCTGGAGTTGCGGAATAAGGTGGAGAAATCGGCGTGAAACCTGAACCCCCACCCCGCAAGCCCAAACGCGCGTCGCACACCGAACGCACGGACCTGTATCCGAAGCCGACGATCCGCAAGTTCTCGTGGGAGAAACCGGAATGATCTGGACCCCCGACAAACTGCGAACCGCCATCGTCCTGCGTCGTCGTGGCTTCACCTATGCCAGAACCGGCGAGATCATTGGCGCAACCAAAAACGAAGTCATTGGAAAGTTGAGGCGTCTGCGTATGGCGAAGAAGGTTACAGCGCTACGGGCAGTCATGCCGCAGCGCGTCAAGGACGCCGTTATCAAGCGCTCGTGGGAGCTTGGCTATGATCCGCGTTCCGTCCTGTCGCCTGTCTGCCATCGCGAAATCTCGCATGCCAGGCAGGAGGTCATGCGGACGATCCGCAGCGATATCATCATGCCTAACGGTCGCCCGCCGTCGTATCCACTGATCGGCAAGTGGTTCGGTCGCGATCATTCGACCGTCGTCTATGGCGTCCGGTCTGCAAGGGAGCGGGCCAATGTGCGATAACTGCGCCAGGCTTCAGCGCCAGGTCCGCGAGCTGAAAGAGACGCTGGCTGAGTACGAAATGACAGAGGGCGAAATTATTGACCCTCGCATTCATGATCTGGCCCGTTGGATGGGCAAGCGCCCACAAGCGGCACAAGCTCTCACGCTTATGATGAGAAACGCAGGACACGCGCTTTCGCACGAACGCATAGCACGATCATTCGGATACGATGGCGAGGACACACGACGAATTTCCAGCGTTATGCAGTGCCATCTGCGTCAGGCCATCAAGAAAAAAGCTGGAGCGGCTACAGATACAGTTTGGGGGTCAGGGTACCGCCTGCCTGTCGTTGAGGCCAACAAAATCAAAGCCGCCCTTCAGGAGGCAGGACTTTGACCGGCCTGGCGCGCGTCATGACCATTCTGGAATCGTGCCCCGGTACGGTCGCCAAGGAGGTGTTCTATCGCCACGGAATCCCGCAAGCCTCGCTGCTGACGTGGATCAGCCACGCGCGGCTTGAGGGGGCGCAGATCGAATCGGTGTGGTGTCTTGGGTATCGGCTGGTGCGGGGATGATCCAGTTAAGAGAGGATCAGGAGGACGCCGTTAGCAAACTCCGCGCGTCCCTGGCTGAACACCAATCCAGCCTGTTACGCGCCCCGTGCCGCTGGGGTAAGACCGTTGTCGCGTCGTACATGGTACGTCGATCTGCCGAACGCCGGAAACTCGCTATCTTTGCATGCCACAGAGATTCCATCTTTCAGCAGACATCACGCACGTTCGACAAGTTTGGCGTGAAACACGGCTACATCGCCAGCGGTCGCCCGTCGAACCCGTTCGCCTTCGCGCAAGTAGCGAGCGCCGACACCCTCCGGAACCGGCTTCACCTTCTCGACAAATGCGCCCTACTGATCGTTGACGAGGGCCATCTGTGGTGCAGTAAGACCCGGAAACTGATAATCGAAGCCGCTCGTGCGGCTGGGGCGAAGATCGTTATCCTGACGGCCACACCGATTCGCCTGGACGGGAAGCCGCTCAACGAGATCGCGGACGACATGGTTCTGGGGCCGACTGAGGAATGGCTGATCGAGAACGGCCACCTTGCCGAGTACCGGGTTTACGCCCCCGTTTCCGCTGATCTGACGGGCGTTCATACCCGCGCTGGCGACTATGTCACTTCAGAGGTTGAAGAGCGGCTGGACAAGCCTTCTATCGTCGGAGACCTCGTCACAACGTGGAAGAAATACGCACCCGGTTTAAGGACGGTCGTTTACGCAATCTCGCGCGCCCACGGAAAACACGTACTCGACGCGTATCTGGCTGGCGGGGTTCGTGCCGCTTACATTGATGGCGAGACACCTAAAGCCGAACAGGTCCGAATCGCAAACGCTCTGGCTGACGGCCTGATTGAAGTGATTGTCTCCGTCGAACTTATGACGACAGGGTACGACCTCGCATCGCTGATCGGACGTGACGTGTCGATCCAGTGCGTCCAACTCGCCCGTCCGACAAAGTCGTTGCAACTTGCTATCCAGATGATGATGCGGTGCATGACGAAACAGGAAGGCTATGCGGTTATTCTAGACCACGTCAACATGATCTTGAATCGCGATGGAACCCGAAATCATGGGTTCCCTGACGATGAGCGAGATTGGTCGCTTGACGGTGCGCAGAGGGCAAAGAAGATCGACGCCGGATCGCTGTCGATCTGGACATGCGAGGAATGTTTCGCATCGGTAAAATCGTCAAAGCCCGTCTGTCCCTACTGCACGAAAGAGCACGTCGTTAAGGAGCGTGTGATTGAGACGGAAGAAGGCGAGCTTGTCCAGATTGAGCGGGATCGTGTTCGTGAGATCAAGAAGGTCGAAACCCGTCAGGCGAGAGACATCGACGCGGTCGCCGCACTGGCAATTGAGAGAGGTTACGCACCCGGCTGGATCGCCCAGCGGATGAAAGCCATAGGAAAGCCAGTGACGTTCTCAAAGGCCATGGAAGCCTATGCTGGCGCTAAGATGCGGGTTGCGGCATGATTCTGCTGGTGACTGGCGCAGAGGGTTTCTGTGAGGTTCGCCCCGGCATGGACCACATGCACGAACGCCGCTCGCTGGGCTGGACGTTGGATTTCATCAAACCGGACGCGGTTATATCTGACGGCGAGCCTGGAGCCGGTCGCTGGGCTCGCATATGGGCCGAGAAGCGCGGGATAGACGTTACCGCCGGTCGCCCTGACTATTGCGTGTCGTTCGATGGAGGCCCTATCCCTGAGGGCGTGTCAGCCTATCAGGTGAAGACGTGACCCCCGCCGCCATTCTCACGAACCAGATTCGACTAGCCGTGTCCGACATCGGGGCGCGGCTTTTCGTTGTGACGGTCGGGAAATTCTGGTCGGGTCAGGTGGTCGGGAAAACACCGTCAGGAAATCTGATCCTCAAGAACGCCCGTATCGTCAACGTCGGTTTCGAGGGTCAGTCAGACCTCTGTGGGTTTGTGCCTACGCTGATCACACAGGATATGGTCGGGACCACGCTTCCTGTGTTCGCGGTTGTAGAGGTGAAGGCCGGAAAAGATCGCATCCGACCGGCTCAGCAGAAATATATCGACGCAATCAAAAAAATAGGGGGGCGGGCTGGTGTGGCCCGCTCCCCTGAGGATGCGCTTAGGATATTAAGCGGCGATAAGGCCTAGAACACGATCGGCGCTGTGCTTCGGCATGACGTAGCCAACGCTATGGACGGTGTCGATGTGGATACCTGTTCTACCATGCCTAAACGCTTCTCGTAGCTGGTTGGCTATCACCCTGATATGCACGCCATCGTCATATTTCCCTTTGCTGATCTGTCGGTGAACTTCTGTCTTCTCCACGGGCTGTGGTGACGACTCGGCTAACAGGATCAGCATCCGCGCCTGTTGGGGGGAGATTCTGAACTCCCCCCGCAGAACCTTGATCGCGTCGGGCCTGTTTGTTTCGCACTGGCAATGCGGACACTTCATTCCGGTGTCAGCTCCGCAATCTTGGCTTTCACGGCATCCTGTGTCTGGATTGCCTTTTCCCGGTCAGCCTTACCAGCCTTGATCCATTCCGGTCGTTGTTCAGACCACCACGCGGCCAGTTCGTCAGGGTCAGTAGCCGTTTCGATATAGCCCAGAACCGACGACATGAACTCGTCAACGTCGAAGGGCTCGGGTTCCGGCTGCTTCGGCGCAGACTTGAGGGGCTGCACCTTGTACGGCTTCTTGTTCCCGCGAGTAGCTGTAAGGGCCAGGGTAAGAGGCCCGTCCAGATCGCTCATATGAGAAACCCGGATACCGCCAACGGCCATCCCGCCCCACGTAACCGTAGGGTCTTTAAAC